TGTGCTCGCCAGATGCTGAGCCCAATGAGGGTAAAGCATCTCAAAAGTCTCAGGTGGTAACAAAGAGTAGAGGTCACGCGTAATACCAGTTTCACACTGGAATTTTCTTGGTGTACTAGCATCCCGACGCTTTATCAGCGTCGAAGCACCAGGACCCCAGTCAGGGTTGTCTACAAACTCAACCGGATCGAATTGACCGAGAATTCTCTCTATTTTACGGATGACTGCGTTATGCAGCCAAACGATAGGACCCTTATATCTGGGGTCTTTAGAAAGGTCTCGAAATCGACGATTCGTATCAGCGCACAGAAGTTCGAATTCTTTGAACTTTTCAATAGCCACGGCTGCTAAGTCACGGTTTAGTTTCAAACCTTTAAACTTTGACAACAGCTTAGTGGCACTGTACGCACTCCTTATCTCCTCTACATTACTATAGTGGAGGGGATCAAACGAGAGATCCGCAAGCTGCTCATGCTCCCCGTTTTTAAAGAGGAGCCAAACAGCGAGAGACCGCGGGCTGTCCAAGGACGATAGTGTTGTGTAGATAACCTCAGCTTCGAGCTTAGGCCCTGCGCGAAATTGCGCAGCTCCCTTAAGGAACTGCTTACCATACTTCTTAGAAGACATGGCTATACTCCTAGAGTGTGAAGTGAAGACCCCTTTTAATACGGGGGGTCGAAGCTTTCGATAGCGGACCGTAATGGAGAGCCCGTTGCATCACTGGGCGCTCCATCCGAAGCCGTAATCGTCGTTACAAGTAGTGACATCGCGAGGTCGAGGATTGCTTGCCTCTCCCAAAGCGCGCCACGTTCAGGTAACAACCACTCCATGAAGCACGTATGATCATACGCTTTCGTAGGCGCCGGTTGTATACCGGTGGCCGTCGAGGCGCTGGTCTGTGCGAGCGTCGGGAGTACAATTTTAGCCGAGACACGGTAGATACGGGACACCTTGGTAGGCGGCCTGACCGACAGTGTGATGGCCGGGTAACCGATGGCGATTCCGCCACTACGGTCAACCCAACGCGCAACACCCGGCAGCTGAAAGCCTTCGGGGTCAAACGTTCTTGTAACGCCGATGGCGGCGTCCCCAACCGTCTTGTGAACAGAATCCATCCTGTTCGCAATAAGGGCCAAGGATACGGCACCGGCGAGTTTCACTGCAGCGATAGCTGCCATGAGGGGTAACTCCTTATGAAATCACGACATGTACATCTAATTACCGCCCGTAGAAACGCTGGCCTGTAAAGGCTGCCCTCAACAATGCGAGAGCATTCAAAGCGTGCTCGGTAGAAATCGGGTTTTTAAACGAAGGAAGGCGCATGCTCGGCCAGCTCGTTAACTTGAGCCGATCAAACAAAAC